CGACGAGGAAGCCCTAATGCATCTACTATTGAATAAACTAGTAGAGGGTCATTAGCTACTTCTTTACCCTTTGCGGTGAGAATGGTCAAAATTTGGGTAGATTTAGCAAGTCTGTATGAAAATGCGGATTTGACATTAGAATCTATGATCTCAAGTAATTCGGCAAAATAACCTCGGGCCGTTAAGTCTATATTGAACCCCCTATCATACGCAGTTGCGATCGATCCTGAAAGAGTTGAAAAACTCTTTTGAGAAAGAACACTCTGCAGTGGATAAGGAGTAACTTCTTGTTTATGAGTAAAGAATCTCTTTGCAAACTCGAAAGAGTGAGCTGATTGATAACTTTTCTTTAGGGATATTTCTACCCCTAACTCATTCATAAGTTGTTTGTATAGGTTAGCAACCTCCACATGGGCGATTACCAGATCGTCTCCTAGTATTCTATACTTATTAGTATAGTCTACTTTGATTGATCGGAATAAACTCCGAATGATAATGTGGTGGCATAGTGCAAAGACAGCCCAAGAACTGTAGGCTCCCATAGGTTGACCAACACTGTATTTTACAAATGTTGACAACCATGGGGTGAAGAAGGGTTTACTAACCATTAGCCTCTCCCAGGCGGCGGTGTTATCATCTCCCATTATAGGAGTCATAATCCGAGTCTGGAATGCTAAAGGAAAGCGGTCTGTAGCACTCTTTAAATCAAAAGAGTAATATGGACCTTGGGAGTTTAAGACAAAGTTCTTAATCGCACTCTGATTATATGTACAGTCCTCCTCAAGTTTCTTGAGAGATCGCATACAATATTCATGCAATGGTTTCAGAACCGACTGAGTCCAGTAATCGAAGATTGCTATCACTCGACACTTTCCTTCCGGATCGTGAACGAATGATAATCTCCTTAAACCTTTATTCGAAAGACGTTTGGTCTTAAGAATGGATCCAATTGTCTCTATATCCTGAGGACTTAAATTATCCTTAAGTTTGTAGAAGTACTCTTTGAACCGTTCCCCTCCTAGAGTTACTAGATCTCTTTCCATCTCTGGATCGATTTCGTGTAATTCTCCTAGGGCTGACCACATAGCCAGTCCTTTGGGACCAACTTTTGTGCTTAAGTGAGGCATAGTCCAACTCAACTCCTCTTTATCTTCAGGAACAAATCTATCGATTTGGACCTGTGTGAGCATATCATATTTATTGATAACATCTATGATTCTGTCCACACTCGTCTCTGAGGGTTTAGTTATTTGGGCGGTATCTGGTTTACCCTGGTATTTTATAACACGGGATAGACTCAATATTGTCAGTACGAATCTAACACGGTTAGGTTCACGCGATCTTACATCGGATAGCATTTCCCCAAAATATTTGGGAAGGCCATCTTTTGTTAGACCCAAACGGAGATCAGAAGGTACAATGGGCATCTCTGATAAATATCGAAGAGTGTATACCCTTGATTCTTTAAGAAAATCAATTGTATATTTCTCTCCATGATTTCTCACTAAGCCAACTTACTTATGGTTTATCAGGATATTTTTCATCCATAGCAACCCCTCCGGTCAACAAAAATCTATAAGTAGCATTTTTAAGTTTGTTTTAAAATTCTAAAATTCTTGTTGCAAGTAAGAATGAAAATAATAATTTATCTTTTTCAAAAAGCGA